TGACGGAGTGCCCGCTGCTGATCTTCACTGAGGGCGGCGACTTTCCGTATTTCGGGCCGTTTGCGCCGATCGCCGATCTGTCGCGGCGGATGTTCAATCTGGACTCCGAGCTGGACGAAATCCTGCGCTCGCAGACGTTCAGTCTGCTGACCATGCAGGTGTCGGAGAACTCCACGGACGCGCAGAAGGTGCAGGCTGCGCAGGTCGTTGGCGAGACCATCGGCTCATCGAACCTGATGGTCCACAGCGGCAGCACGCCGGCCTTCATCGCGCCACCGGACGGCCCCGCTCGGATCTACCTGGACCGCATCGCGGCGTTGAAGGATCAGATCAACGAGATAGGCCTGGTGATTGCGTCATCTTCGCAGCGTGAATCGGGGCTGGCCCTGCAGATGCGCTTTCAGGCGCTGAACTCCGAGCTGGCGAAGTTTGCCGGGCGCATGGAGAGCCTCGAGCGCCGAGCCTGGGAGCTTTCGCGCCAGTGGCTGGGCCTGACCACGGCGCCGCAGATTTCCTGGTCTCGTGACTTCAACCTAGCCGACGTTGTGGCCGAGTTGGACATTCTGGCCAGCATGATCGGTGCGGCCATGCCGACCGAAGTCATAGCCGAGCAGCAGAGGCGCATCGTGTCGGTGCAGTTTGCCGGCCTTGGGCAAGAGCAGCAGGGCCTGATTCATGCCGCGATAGATCAGCGGCTTCTGGAGCAAGCATGAGCGCCGAAGTCCACAATCTCAGCGTCGAAAAAGGCGCCAGCTACGAGCAGATCATCCGCTGGACGGATGACGACGGCGTGGCCATCAACCTGACCGGCGCCACCGCGCGCATGCAGGTCCGCGCGGCCACCAACGTGACCACCGTGCTGTTTGAGGCCACCACGGCAAACGGCAAGCTGGCCATCGCAGGCGATCTCGGGCAAATCACGCTGACCATCACCGCCGCAGAGTCCGCAGCCTTCACGTGGAGCTTCGGCAAGTACGATCTGGAGATCGTCACCGCAGGCGGCTTGGTCTATCGCCTGATCCGGGGCACCATCAGCATTAGCGCAGAGGTCACGCAATGAGCATCGTCACCATCGTCGAACGTGGGCCGCAGGGGCCTGGCGGGGATCTCGGGGCCTACGGGTCGTTTCTGGATCTCACGGATCAGACCGTTGCCTCTGCAACCATAGCCTACGCAGTAGCGCTGGGCACCACGTCGGAAAGCCGGGGGGTCTCGATTGTTGATGGCTCGAAAATCACCTTTGCCGAGGCCGGAACCTTCGCGCTGTCGTTCTCGCTGCAGCTGCACAACGCCAACAACAACATCCAGACCGCTCGCGTCTGGTTGCGCAAGAACGGCGCGGACCTGGCGAACAGCAATTCGATCTTCGACATCCCCGGCCAGCACGGCGGCTCTGATGGAGCGCTGATTGCCGCGACTACCCTGGTGGTCACCGTCGCCGCCGGAGACAACCTGCAGCTCTACTGGTCGGCCAGCAGCACCGACGTTTTCCTGCAGCACATGGCCGCCGGCACCAGTCCCACAAGGCCGGTGACGCCTTCGGCCATCGTGGCGGTGCAGCAGATCATGTTCAGCGCCACGGCCCCGCTGCAGTTCATCGCCAATTCCACCGAGCCCGCAACCCCTAGCGGCGGCGGCACGCTCTACGTTCAGTCCGGCGCTCTCAAGTACAAGGGCTCATCCGGCACCGTCACCACCCTGGGCGCGGCCTGACCCTGACGCCACCCATTACCATCTGAGGATCACACCATGGCCAAGCTCTTCATCACCGAATTTCAGTTTCTTGAAAACGCCAACGACATCGGCGGCGTGCCGCAGGCTGCCCGACTGCCTGGCACTACTCAGGTGGTGACCTACACCACCAGCAGCGTGCAGAGCACGGTCTTTGCCGCCACCACGCGCTTCGTAAGGCTGGCATCGGACGCGCCCTGCTGCCTCGCCTACGGCAGCAATCCAACGGCCACCACAAGCGGCCTGCGCCTGCCCAGCGAGGCGGTGGAGTACTTCGGCGTCACGCCTGGCCAACGGCTTGCAGTGATCGGAGCCTGATCATGCTGGGCCAGAACATCGGGCGCGTCGGCCTGCCGGATATCTCGGCTGGCGGCCGGCCATCGCTGACGCTGGATTTCGTTTCGATTCCGGTGTTGAACGAGAAGATCACGTTCAGCAGGACCAGCGGCGCGACGTGGTTCAGCCCCGATGGAGTGCTGGAAGGCGTGGATTTCAGCACCACGAGCGTAGCCATCGGCACGGGCAGCAAGACGTTTACGCTCGCGGCGACGGCGGGCGCGAATCGCTATTGGGCCGTAGGCGATCTGGTCCGCGTAAGCCAGCAGTCCAACAGTGCCAACTTCATGGAAGGCACTGTCACCAGCTACACCGCATCAACTCAGGTGCTGGTGATTGATGTGACCAGCACAGGGGGCAGCGGCACGATTGCATCCTGGCGCGTGTCGTCGCATATGCCCCGCTTCGACTACAACCCGAGCACCCTGGCGGCTCAGGGGCTGCTGATTGAGGAGGCGAGGACGAACAGCATCCGCAACAACACGATGGTGGGGGCGGTGGCAGGGACGCCTGGGACGTTTCCGCAAGTGTCTGGATCGCCTACGTGGAGTATTGCAGGGGGGGGTCTAGGCACATTAACGCAGCAAATTGTCGGAGTAAGCACTAGTAACGGCATTACTTACATTGACATAAAGTTTAGTGGAACTACTAGCACCACAAACTTTAATGTGTCTTTTGAAACTGCAACACAAATAGCCGCTTTATCAGGACAAACTTGGACCGAATCCGCTTATGCAGCAATTGTTGGCGGAGCGACTACCAACATTACAAACATAAGACTTCAATTAGAAGGTAGAAACTCTGGTGGCACAACAGTTGAGTCTTTTTTAAGCGCCGGAATTCAAGGTTCGCTCACAAGCGCATTACAGAGATTCACGCTTACGTCAACATTCGCAGACGCAACTACAGCCTTTGCTCGTCCTACGGTGCGGTTTGACTTTGCCTCCGGTGTCGCCATCGACATCACCCTACGCATCGGCCCGCCGCAGCTTGAGCAGGGTGCATTTGCAACGAGCGTCATCCCCACCACCACCACAGCCCTGACCCGCAGCGCCGACGTAGCGTCGGTGAATACGTTGTCGCCTTGGTATTCGGCCACAGAAGGCACCCTTTACTTTGAGGCGCAGTTCTACAACGCTCCAAATGTCGCCGGCTCAAACATGGGCGCGTTAAGCGACGGCACAAACAGCAATCGCATAAGTGTAAGTTCAGCGACGACGTTTTCAGGAAACATCAACAGTAATGTGACGTCAGGTGGCTCTCCACAGGCTAATCCTTACGTTGGTTCGCTTTCTACTGTGGGGCCGCACAAAGCCGCAGCCACTTACTCAAACAACAGTTTCAACATTGCTGTTAATGGAACGCTAGGTATTGAAGACACTTCCGGCATTGTGCCTGTAAGCGTAAACACTTTGATTCTTGGGCGGGCCGCAAATGGCGCGGGGGCAACTAATGGGTGGCTACGCAGGACGACCTACTACCCCCGAAAACTCAGTTCGGCAGAACTCCAAGCCATCACCACATGACCCACTTCCTCCGAGGCTTCCTCGACGGCTTGGCGTTGATGCCGCTGGTGCGGTGGATCAGGAAACGCAAATGAACGACCCCTTCGACCCATTCAACCAACTCCTGACGGAGACACCGGCTCATCTGCTGGCAGCGGGTCAGGAGTGGGTCAAGCAACAGTTTTACGAGGAGTTACTCATGTACCACGACATGCACCTGAAATTCGCTGACCAAGTCGAGGCTGACGGCATCCTGTTTGACGAGCAGACCAGCGTCCAAGATGACGTAGTGGAAACCTACAAGGTGCCCAAGTACGCCGCTGTTGACACCATCGGTGTGATCTGGAAGCCCACGGGCAAGATGATCTCCACCGACGAGGGCGAAGTGCCTGAGATGGCTCCGCTGGAGGGCTGGCACGCCAACGTCAGGCACACTGCCGAAGCGCCAGAGCTAGACCTTTATCGCGTAACCCCGCAGAATCCCGTCAGAGGCTGGGCATGACAGACGACGATTTCAAGCGCCTGGAAGGCAAGGTTGACAAGCTGGCCGAGGCCATCACCAAGCTCGTGCTGGTCGAGGAGCGCCAGGCTAACCAGGGCGAGCGCATCGGGCGTGTGGAGCAGCGCGTTGCAGCTGTCGAGACGGCCACCAGCAAGACCGATCGCACCGTGCAGATGTGGATCAATCGCGGCATCGGCGTATGGGGCTTGGCGGTCCTGGTCTTCACCCTGGTGCAGTTCGGTTCGAAGTTCTTCGGGGGCAAGTGATGGCCATCAGCGTTCAGGTCGGCAACATTCAAGGCGTCATCAATCGCTTGACGGCCATCCCCGTCGGGCTTGAGAAATACGTCATCAACAACCTGAGCCAGGTGGCCTATGACGAGGCCGAGCGCGGTTCGGACAAGCACACGAAGACCGGCACGCTGCGCCAAGCGCTGTACAACCGGGCAATACCAGACGGCCGCGCTATCGGGCATGACCGCAACCGCGCGCCCTACGCGGCCTTCGTGCTGCTGGGCACCAGGCCGCACAAGATCACCCCCAAGCGCAAGAAAGCCCTGCGCTGGGCAGTGGGCGGCAAGTTCGCCTTCGCCAAGTCCGTAAACCACCCAGGGTATCGGGGTGACAACTACCTGTTGCGCGCTGCCACCGAGGCGGTGCGCCAATTTGACAGAATCGTCCGCGAAGGGATGGCCAAGCAATGACAGTCCTCAACTACCCCGACGCCTACCTGGCCAAGTACTGCACCGTGGACCGCGAGACGCGCGCCTTCGACGAGGTTGATCTGCTGGGCACGTTTTCCACGGCTTGGCGCAACAGGCTGGCGGTGCTCAAGACCTACATTCTGGCCTGCCTGGAGAACCAGGCCGACGCCGAAGACCTTTTCACCGCCAAGCTGGCCAGCTACCGCAAGGAGTTCGACGGCATGCTGGCCCAGGCTCGAGGCGCCACGCCTGACGCGGCCGGCAATACCCTGATCTTCAACGTGCCGCTGGAGCGGGCATGAACGCGGCCTTTGAGACGGCGCGCGACGCCTTCGCCACCATCCCAGGGGTCAAGTCCTGCAAGATCGGCCTTGAGGCCAATCTGTCGCCCGAGGACTACCCGATGATCCGCATCGTGCCGTTCCGGATCACGCCAGGGCGGCCTTACGGCAATCGCAGCTCGGAGACTTTCGTCTACTTCGGCGTGCCGGTGGCCAACAGCGAGGGTCTGGAGTCGGTCTATGAGTCGCTGTTCGACCTCGAGGGCAAGATACTGGAAAAGCTCAAGACGCTGCAGGGCCGCTACATCGAGACCGTGACCGACGAGGACCGCATCGACACTTACAAGCTGATGTCGATTCGCTGCTTCCTCGAGGGCTAGTCTCGGTCGTCTTCGTATTCCTCGCGCTCCTCTTTCCACTTCTCGTAGCAGACGGCCGCGCGCTGGCCCACATTGCTGAAGTCCTCGCGCATGGTCGGATTGGCCATGCAGCGAGCAATGAAATCGTCGCGGCCCTCATCGGGGCCCGGTTGCGGTATAGGCATTGGCGGCTTGCTCCAGGTTGACGATGCGATAGACCGGGTTCGAGCCGGCGTTGTGGACTGCGAGCGCAGATTCGCCGGCCTGGACTCTGGCCAGCTTGTCGCGCGAGCCAATTATCTTTGCGGCGATAGGCTCGGATAATCGGTTCAGAAAATACTGGTCGGCTTCGGCATCCTCCTGCGCCTGGCGTCCGCTGAGGTCCAGCCGAGGCGAGCTGATGCACTTGCAAAACGGGTGGAATGGCGGATTTGGTGCCTTCGCCTTCGGGTACACCCCACGGCCCAGCCCGTACTGATCGCGGCCAGTGATCAGGTCACAGATGCACGGCGCGGTGCTGGTGCGGCTGCGGCGGATCTGCACGTACTCGATGTCTTCGTCGCCAAGCAGGATCTGCGCTTCACGCTGCGAGTACGCCCGGTGCGCCTCCGTCCTGGCGATGCGCTCGGCGAAGTACCGCACGCGCTCGAAAAACGCCGTTTTAAGCGTTTTTTCCAGCTCATCCCTGCCCACGGTACCCTGGATGCTGTCTATGGCGTCCAGGAGCTCGCTATAGGCCGCGCGCAGGGCCGGCGTGCTCAGGTTGTCCACCTCCAGCCGTGCGAAAGCGGTGGCCATCTTGCGCAGCACGGGGTCGGGGTCCAGGATCTCGCGCATGTACTTGGGCAGCTTCGGGTTGTCGGGGTTGATCTTCAGCGGCTCGGCGTCCGGCTCGCGAAACCCGTAGCCCTCAAACAGATCCAGGGCCAAGCGCCTGGCATCCTGGTAGCCGCGCACGTTGCGCTGCACGATGCCGGCCACGATGTTGGAGACATCCTGCGCCTCGGCGTACAGCTTGCGCGACAGGGACACGGGGCCGATGTTGATGGCCAGGGCCGACTCGGTGCCGACGCTGCGCTGCAGCACTGCGGACAGCGATGCGGCCATGAGGTCCGCGAACTCACCCGTGAATGAGTCCATCACCCGAGTGATGGCATCGCGTGGCGGAATGCCTCTGCGCATGAGGTCCATGGCGCGCTGGTAGGCGGCGAGCACCTGCGCCTCGACGTCGGCTGAGAGCTGGTCCAGCAGTGCGAGTTCTTCGGCCGGTGTCATAGGCCTTGAATCCTAACCGCTGCGGCGCCTGAGTCGCGCTGGCGAATCATGGGGGCCAGGGCGTAGCGCACGGCGTCCCAGATGTGATTGTTCTTGTCCACCAGCTCAGGCAGGACGTCGCCGGACTGTCGATCGACCTTGTAGGACCACAGGCGCGCCTCCTCAATCGCGTGCGTGCAGCGCGGGTGAATGATGATATGGTCCATGGAGCGCAGGTAGGCAACGCCGTCCTCAACGCTGCCAGGCCACTTCTGGACCGCGTGCAGCCGCGAGTAGCCATGGCGTTGCAGGTAGGAAATGGTCTCAGGACGCGCTGAATCGGCCCTGGTTGCGATTTCTCGGGCTCCGGGCGCCGTTGGTACTGCCGAGTCGAACAGCGCGGCTGTGGCGTCGATTTCGCAGCCGACCTGATAGGCCTCGCGCTCAATGTACAGGCGTCGCTCATGCAGCCACACGCGGACGAACGCTGTCGGGTCGCTGGCGAAGCCCCAATCTGCGCCCTGGTAAGGACCGTCCCAATCGTCCATCGGGGTGAAGTTCTGGACGCTGTACTTGTTGCGCAGCACCTGAGCATCGCTCGTCTGCCGGCACTCGCCTTCCCAGACGTGAGCGTAGGCGTCGGGGTCAGTGCGCAGCAGCCATTCGCGCTCGGCCGGCAGAGAGGTATCGGAAAACCACGGGTTGTCGTTCCAGTTGACGCGGCGGATGATGCTGTCGTCGGGCGGGTTGCGCACCAACTGATACACCGCGTCGGACTCCTGGTCGGGGTTCATCGTGATCCAGATTTCGGAGCCAGGCTTGCGGATCGTCGGCACAAGCGTCTCCCAGGACGCCTGACTGATGGCTTGGCCCTCCTCGACCCAGCAGATGTCGATGCCCTCGAGCGACTTGATCGCCTGCGCGTTGTTCTTGATGCCCTTCAGGCCTTTGAACAGAAACTCGCTGCCGCAGTGACTGGTGATCTTGGACTCCTGGATCATGAACGCGCCAGTGAGCTTCAGCGATGCGATCTGATCGCTCAGAAGCTGGTGCACAGAGTCCTGGATGGAGTTCTGCAGCTCTCGCGCGCACAGGATGCGTACCCTGGACTGCGCAGCCCGCACCAGCAGCATGCGGGCCATGGCCCAGCTCTTGCCACTGCCTCGGCCGCCCCAGGCTACTTTCGTGCGTGCTGGTTTGAAGAAGTCCTGACACCAGTCGGGCAGGGGTATGCGGGGCTTGCTCAAGGCTTGATGAACTCAACGGCAAGGCCCAGCGGCGCACCATCTGCGCCCGTGACCTCATGCTTCTGCGTCTCAGACCAACGCATCTGTGTCTTGCTCCACCAGATCATCGCCGTGGTGTCGCCGCCCATGGCCTTCTGGAACAGGGTCTTTCCGACCTGACCATTGGCCTTGGCCTTGCCCGAGATCAGCTCCTGGGCGAAGTGCTTGCGCAGAGTGTCTATGTCGATGCCATCGCGCACCAGCACTGCGATCTGCTCAAAAGGCAGGCCGTAGCCTGACAGCGCCTCAACCTGCTTGCGCTCGGCGTCGGTGGGCTGAAATGGCTTTCGTCCTGCGCCTTCTCGAGCGCCGCCGCTATTGGCTCTCGGCCCGCCGTGTTTTTTTAGGGTGGATTTTTCAGCATCGCTTGCCATGTCTTAACCTTCATTCAATGATGGAGCGGGTGGATCGGTGTCGCGCCGTCGCTGTTCTGGCTGGTCGCCAGTCATCGCCTGCTTCACCCGCTTAGGATATGGCTTGCGGAGAGGTTCAATCTTTGCCCGCATCTCATTATCTAACGGCATCAAGTATCTGTGTTTAAACCCCGCAACAATTCTCTCTGCATTCGGATCGACGTTCGCTCGCAACCAAGGGATCGACTGTCCGCCTTTGCCGTATCTCATGTAAAGGGTTTTTGGATGCACGTTCTCACCCTTGACGCGATAGGCGTGCGTCTCTGCCCCGCCTAAATAAAGCCAACCACAGGCCTGATAGATGCCTCCGTGGTGCCCTTGTGCTGCGTCTGCAAACGAAACCACCATCCGCAAGCCTGGGGATTGCTTTCGCAAGAATCGAACGGCAAGCGCCAAAATCTTGCTCACGGGAGCCGTGTGTTTGGTCAACGCAACCCGCGTGAGTTCACAAATCTCTGTCTGTTGCAAGCCATATGGAGAACCTATCTCCGGTGTTGCCCCGCTACCAAACATGACGACACCAATGAACTTGCCGTGTTCCCATACGCCAACGCGAACGACTTTCGCCTTTGGGACGCTTTTGCTGTAGTGCCAATTCAGGCACGCATAACGCGCCGCCTCGGCGGTCGCCCAATCGATCCGCAGATCAGGAATGGAATTCATGGCCGCACGCTGGGCAAGTGGTGGAAGCTTTCTGGTCTAGGTTGCTTTGTCCTTCTTCTGTCCCTGGCTCAAAGTCTGGAGGCTGCAACGCTTTGATTTCCTCGTCGCTGAAACCCGTCAATTCAACGTCAAAACCAAGGCCCTGAATATCAGCCAACTCCAGCGCGAGTAACTCGTTATCCCAGCCGGCATTAAGCGCCAGCTTGTTGTCCGCAATGACATAAGCCCGCTTCTGCGCGTCAGACCAGCCTGCTGCCACCATCACCGGAACCTCAGCCATGCCCAGCTTCCTGGCGGCCATCAGGCGCCCGTGGCCGGCGATGATGCCGCCGTCTTCATCAACCAGCACGGCAGTGGTGAAGCCCCACTCTTTGATGCTGGCTGCGATCTGGGCCACCTGGGCATCGGAGTGCGTGCGCGAGTTCTTGGCGTAGGGCACCAGCCTGTCGATTGGCCACTGCTCCACCTTGTCTGCGGGGTTCTGCTTTTTCATCTTTGTTCCTATGTTAGTGACCACTCACGGTGTCAGAAACTGGTCCGGCTCTTGCCGCTGGACTCTACGCGTTCTACACCTCTACGCGTAGAACGCGTGATTTTCAAAACCACTCCATGTGCGTGCGCATGTGTGTGTGCATGTGTATTAGTATAGACATGGTGTAGAACGTGTAGAACGT